GGTAGCTTACAGCACTCAACACCAATTTAGCTACCAATAGTTGAATCAATCAACTGGAGTTTCCCAGTACCTACATTAACTAATGGAGTTGACATCAGCGTATATTATTTACTATAAGTAAAGAGGACCAATTGACATTATGGCACAGATAAAATTAATGGGTATGTCCTTTATTGGCAAGTACTTCGGTGTGAGCACTCAAATTATTGAACGGGTGGTCAGACAATCTCCCGAACTTAAAAGATTATGTAAAGTCATTCAAGGTCGTCAACGATTTGCGTGGCCATTTTGTGAAAAATTATTTGCACACGCCTTAATAACTACAAGCAAACCTGAAGTTGTCGATAAAGTAAAGGCCAAGATTAAAGAATTGGGCCTCGACATATATAAAGAGGAAGGGTTGAAAAAGTCTCCTTCCAGCGTTGAACCCGAAAAATTAATTGCTCCGGTTAAAAAACAAAAACGTGCTCAATGGTATGAAGATGCAGAAGATGAAGAGCAGAGATATACTCAGGCTGCAAAAAAGAAATTGATCTATCAGGCTGAACAGGAAAAATTAAAATATGAACGGGATGCCGGAAAAGTTATTGATATCAATATTGTCATGAAGGAATGGTCAAACATAGCCGTGTCAGTTCAAAAAGCAATATTGACAGTACCAGATCGGGTGGCACCATTATGTGTTGGTAAAGAATCCTTTGAGATTCATACCTTATTGATGATGGAATTGAAGTATGCCTTAAAAAATTTATCTTTTGAGATGAAGGATCAATCCAATGATGACGATGAAGAAGCAGGAACAGAAACGGAATAAAAAACAACTGGAGAAGTTAAGGAATAGCTTTGCAGATACGTTGTTACCTCCTGATGATTTAACCATTGATGAATGGTCTGACAGGCATAGGGCTTTGCCCAGAGTATCTTCATCAGAGCAGGGACAATGGCGTACTTCCCGGTTTCCCTTCCTGAAAGAGATAATGCAGGAGTTGTCCCCCAGTAATCCACGACAACGAGTTGCGATTATGAAAGGGGCTCAATTAGGGTTCACTGAGATAGCTATCAACTGGATGTTTTATACGGTGGATCACTCCCCAGCCCCTTTCCTTTATGTATCAAAAACTCTTGACATGGTTGAGACTTTTTCCAAGCAACGCTTTGGACCCTCTGTTGAGGTCTGCACCAAAGTAAAAGAAAAACTCAAACCGGAAAAATCAAGAGATAGTGGCAATACCATTCGCAAGAAAAATTTTCCCGGAGGTATCATCATCATGGGAGGGGCCAACAGCGCATCCTCTTTGCGAATGATGCCGATTGAGCGGCTGGTACTGGATGAAGAGGATTCATATGAGCAGGACATTGAAGGAGAGGGTTCACCCAGTGATATCGCAATCAGACGCACAGCGAATTTCCCCCGAAGAAAAATACTACATATATCTACTCCAGCCATTAAAGAACTCAGTAGAATTGAACCCATGTTTGAGGAAGGGGATCAACGCAGATACTATGTGCCATGTCCTCACTGTAAACAAACTCAAATTATATGGTGGCGCAATATTAAATATACCGTGGATGAAGAAAGCGGGAATGTATCAGATGTGTATCTGGAGTGTGAACATTGTCAAAAGGCAATACCAGAACGGTACAAGACATGGATGTTAGAACAGGGGGAGTGGGTTGCTAAGTACCCCGGAAGAGACGTGGCATCATTTCATATCAGTTCACTTTACTCTCCTATTGGATTTTATAGCTGGAAGGACGCTGCAAAGGATTGGACCAAAGCTCAAAAGAATTTCGATAGAGCATTGCTGAAGGTTTTTATTAATACTATTTTAGGGGAGACATGGACCGAAACCAACCGCAGTATTGAAGGTAGTGGACTTCATGGCCGGAGAGAACACTATACTTTTCCTTGTCCTGAAGGGGTGTTGGTGTTGTCCGCTGGGGCAGACGTTCAGGAAGATCGAATTGAATGTGAAGTAGTAGGATGGGGGACTGGTCAGGAAAATTGGTCAATTGAATATGCCGTGTTTAGGGGTGACACTGAATCATCATTTGTGTGGGAGCAACTAGACCAATTCTTAATGAAAACATGGATGCACCCCTCTGGACATAATTTAAATATTGCGTGTGCCGGCATAGATTCTGGATTTAGGGCCCGTGTAGTTTATAAATTTTGCCTACCACGGGAGTTCCGCAGGATTTTCCCAGTGAAAGGATATAGTGGATTTGGTAAAGGGCTTATCAGCAGACCGAAGAAAAGAAATGAAGATGGGGTGTATTTGTTTGATGTGTATGTGGACGAAATGAAATCAAAAATCTATTCTCAATTGATGATTGATAAGTTCGGGCCGGGTTTCTGTCACTTCCCAACGCATCAGGAGTATGATCAGGAATACTTCAGGATGTTGACCGCGGAACAATTAGTTCCTAAATTATACAAAGGAAGAAAAACGTTGCAATGGGTATGCCCACAAGGACGAAGAAACGAAGCACTGGATGCCAGAGGGTACGCCATTGCTGCTTTAAATATATTGAATCCGAACTTTGAATTGTTAGGGCATACCGGGCCGCTGGTGATTCAAAATAAACCTATGATACCAAAAAAGACACGGGTAGTGTCGAGAGGAGTTGATTAATGCCTGACGAATTGGAACAACTACGACAATTAGAAGAGTTGGAGGTCAAAGCAAATTTATTGCCAATGCCTGAATTTACCTTAACCGATAGTGATGATACTGAGGAGAGTGAATATGACTACACTGAGTGAACTTCAAGAAGATCTTATATTGTACAAAGCAGCTGAGAAAGCTATTTTGGAAGGATCACAATCATATACCATTAAAGATCGAACGTTCAACAGAGCAGATCTGAATGCGGTGATCACCCAGATTGACCGGATACGTTGTCAGATAGCTAACATTGAAAATGGGGGAGGTATCCGGGTGCGCAGGATATTACCCAGAGATTTGTAACAACTGATGTTTTTCTTACTTCAGGGGTAGTGAATTGGTTTTGCTCATAGTATATTAACTTACATGAGCAAACCAAAATTACCAAAATTTACAGGCAAGTCTCCCTTACAGATCAAACCCACCATGTTGGATCGGTTGGCATTTTGGGTAGATCCAGTCAAAGGGATGAAGCGCATTCAGTCCAGAGCCTCCCTTCAGGCTTTAGAAGATACGGGGTTTATAGTTCCCGGATCTTCCCGCAGAGCCGTGAAGGCATGGAGACCACGGGCTGGAACTGCAGATCAAGACATGATTCCAAAGTTGGATGCCTCCCGCAGAGGATGTCGAGACCTGTCAATGAATTCCCCCATAGCAGTATCTGCTCTGAATAGAGAATTGACCAATGTTGTTGGATCTGGACTCAATTTGCAAGCCCGTATTGATAGAAACATATTGGGCATTGACGATGACTCTGCTGAGGCATGGGAAAGATTGGTTGAACGTAAATTTCAACTGTGGGCTAAATCTACCTATTGTGATGCAGAGCGAACTTCAACATTCAATGAGCTTCAAGGTATTGCCCTATACAATACCTCACTTTCTGGGGACGTGTTTGCACTATTGCCTTACATACCCAATAAAGTGCTACCTTATGGAATAACAGTCAAGCTGGTTGAATCTGATTTTTGCGCCAATCCATTTAATATGTCAGAAACCACCTCATTGGCTGGAGGGGTTCAAGTAGATGCTAATGGTGCACCAGTAAAATATTACTTTAAGAAACCAAAACCGGGAACTTTGCTCACCAGTATAATTGCAGATAGTCAAGGGCTATTTGACTATGAAGCCATTGACGCTTTTTCTGAAAGTGGTCGCAGACAGGTTCATCACCTATTTCATAAGAAGAGACCGGGGCAACGAAGGGGGATGCCCATGCTAGCTCCGGTGGTCGAAGTACTGAAGCAAATTACAAGACTCACTGAAGCAGAATTAATGGCGTCAGTTGTCACTTCTTTCTTCACTGTCTTTATAAAAACACAACCTCAAACCGGAGGTATGGGGGGTGGATTTGTTCCAGCGGATCAAGTTTCAGGAACAAGTACCCCGGTTGATGATAGCATTTATGAGATGGGCAATGGAACTATAATTGAGTTGGGGGGAGAAGGTCAGGACATCTCAATTGCTGATCCGAAGCGGCCCAATGCAGCTTTTGAGCCTTTCTTTGTAGCACTGGTCAAACAAATCGGAGCTGCTATTGAAATCCCATTCGAGCAATTGATGTTATACTTCAGCAGCTCTTATTCAGCAGCCAGAGGGGTTATACTGGAAGCATGGAAATTTTATCGCATGAGGCGCAATTGGCTGGCGGTGAAATTTTGCCAACCCATTTATGAAGCATGGTTGGAGGAAGCTGTTTCAATCGGTGACATCTATGCTCCGGGATTCTTTGAAGATCCACTGTTAAGGCAGGCTTGGTGTGGTTCCCGTTGGGGTGGACCGGGACAAGGTCAGATTAATCCCAATGATGAAACCAATGCTGCTATTTCTAAGATACAAAATTATTTGAGTACTTATGAAGATGAGTATGAAGCCATACACGGTAGTGAGGGCTGGCATGATTCTTTAATTCGAAATTCAAGAGAAGTCTTTGCAATAAAAAAAGCTGGTTTGCCTGTTCCTCAAGCTAAAGTCTCCACACCCGAAGTTCCCCAAAAACCTGAATCAGGACAACCAACGGCTCCGGAGAATAACGAAGAGGAAGATGAAGAGGAGGAAGAGTGAGCATAATTATACAACGCATGATGGATTTAGGGTGGGCAATTACTCCAGCAGCTTTGGAAGCTATTCTTGAAATTGCTGCCAGAGAATCTGATTGGGTCAAAACTGGACAAATCAATGCTGATACGTTTAAGCTGTTCCATAAATATGCACTTCAGAGTCAAGGCGGAGAGTACCTGCAAGGAACTCAGCGCACCCAATTAATTAATGGTGTCGCAGTACTTCCTTTATATGGGCCAATGTACCCCAGAGCGAATATGATGACAGATTACTCCGGGGCAACCTCCACGGAAACATTTGCACATGATTTCAAAGTAGCTATGGAGAGCAGAGAAGTGCACAGTATTTTATTTGATGTGGACTCCCCCGGAGGAGCGGTCACAGGGATTTCCGAATTATCCGACATAATTTATAATGCCAGAGGGGTAAAGCCCATTGAAAGTTTCGTAGGTGGGATTGGAGCCAGTGCAGCTCTATGGGTTATGTCCAGCGCAGACAAAACTACAGTATCTAATACTGCTGAAATCGGATCTGTGGGGGTGGTTGCCGCGTTTAAAGACACCAAGAGCCGTGACGAAAAAGCTGGAGTGCGCACCATTGAGATAGTGTCATCAGTATCTCCTTTTAAACGAGTGGGGATAGATACCGAAGAGGGGAAAGCTAAGATACAACGATTAGTGGATGCCACTGCTGAAGTATTCGTGGAAAATTTGGCACGTAATAGGGGAGTGGATAGGGATACTGTTTTAAATAAATTTGGGCAGGGTGATATGTTTGTCGGAGCTCAATGCGTGGCCCAAGGGTTGGCTGATAGAGTAGGAACATTTGACGCTGTTTTGACCGAAATGATAGCAGAGAATAAAAACCGTAAATGGAAAGGGGTAGGTATGACAAAAATTAGTCAGACCGCTACAGGAAACGAAGTGTCAGGACAAGCTGACGAAGGGATAGCAAAAGCGGTTGAAGCCGCAAAATTGGAAGGTATTCAAGCAGAACAAACACGCGTCAAAGCAATCAAAGCATTGCCTCACAAAGGCATGGAAGCTTTCGTTGAAGCACATATGTATGACGATGGTATGACTGCTGAAAAAATGGCAGTAGAGATCCTGAAAGAACAAGAAAAAGTTCGGGGAGCACAGGCCAGCTCTATTGTTGCTGAAGGGCAGAAACTTGCTCAGCAGACTCAAAATATTGGGGGAGCTCCTGCAGGAACCCAAGCTGACGCTGATGACGCAGCAATGAAAAGACTAAGCAGCGCAATGGCCGCTGGTATGAATCAAAAACGATAACAAATAATTAGGAGGATAGAATGTCAGAGACTTTTACACCCGACAAATTGATTGCGGGAGATTTCCCAATCAGAACTGAAGCTGCCACTGTTGTATCGGGGGCAGGTGCACTTCCCAGAGGTAGAGTACTGGGAAAAATTACAACCGGAGGCAAATTGGTTTCTGTGGAGTCTGATGGTACTGACGATGGTCGCAGGACCCCTTATGCAGTGCTGTTGGAAGCTGTTGATGCTACTTCAGCGGATAAAGTTGCCTCAGTGGCTTTGACCGGGGAGTTCAACAGTGGGGCTCTTTCTTTTGGGGGTACTGATACTACCACTACACATAAAGCTGCCATGCGGGATTTATCACTGTTTGTGGTTGTTCCACAGGCTGCTGTTTAAGTAACAATTTAAACTTACAACCGTAAAGAGGTATATATGTCCATTGATTTGTTTGATACCAGAACTATGCTGGCAGCTTTGGAGCAGATGAAGCCAGCTAAAACTTTTTTTCTGGACACTTTTTTCCAGAATGTCGAAGTTAGCTTGACTAAAAATGTCGATATTGATGTCCAGAAAGGTGCTCGCAGATTAGCTCCTTTTATCAGCCCATCACTGCAGGGTAAAGTGATAGACAAATCTGGTTACACCACTTTTTCTTTTGCTCCTCCTTATGTGAAGCCAAAGATGATCACCACTGCCGCAGACATTATGAAACGGGCTATGGGTCAAAATATTTATGCTTCTGGAGGTCGCACTGGAGAAGAGTTGGCCAGTATGCAGCTGGGGAAAGATCTGGCAGAACTTGATGAAATGATTACCCGGAGAGAAGAGTGGATGGCTGCTCAAGCTGTTCAAACTGGCAAAGTTGCCATCGTGGGTGATGGGGTTAATGGAGAAGTTGATTTTAATTTCGACACTAACCATCTGGTCACTCTTTCGGGAAATGATCTATGGAGCGACACGACCAATTCCACCCCAATTGAAGATCTTGAAGATTGGGCCGAATTAATTGGAAAAGATTGTGGGCTCACAGTAGATACTGTAGTCATGGGCAAGGATGCTGCACGGGCTTTCATCAATCATCCTGATGTTCAGAAAAAGCTGGATCAGCTCAAATTTAATATCGCAGCTATTGCCCCAAGTAAGATCATGCCCGGAGCGCGTTATTTAGGTACTGTCAACTCAGTTGCAGATATATATGTATATCATGAATGGTACCATAACGGAACCGCTGAAGTGGCAATGATGGATACCAAAAAGGTGCTTTTGGGTTCAAAAAGTGCGCGCTGCACCCGGCATTATGGATTAATACAGGATCTGGAATGTCCCGCAGCAGTAGCACGTTTCCCTAAATCATGGATTGAAAAAGATCCAAGCGGACAGATTGTGATGTTGCAGAGCGCTCCTTTGCCAGCGATCCACCAGCCTGATGGTTTCGTATGTGCTAAAGTATTGGCATAATTTCGGATAATTTTTGAACTTGAAAGGATCTGATGCAAAAGCAGATCCTTTCCTTTTAGCTAAAAGGAGCGCTATAATGAAAATATTGTTAAAAGGTACGGTCAAAACCGGAGGAAAATATTTCAAACCGGGAGACGCCATTGATGTGGATAAGGCTTCAGCTGCACAATTGATTAAAGATGGTGTGGCAGAGCTCATTGAGGAAGTAGAAAGTGAAGAAACTCCAAAAAAACCAGCAAATAATGGTAAAAAGAAGTAATGAGCTTTAAAGATCAAATTAATGCAGATTTATTGCATGCAGTACGGGCAGAGGAGTTCGGAGAATCTGGTGCTTGGTATAGATACGTGGGAGAGCCCGAAGAAAATGATACAGAGGTAGCTGGAATTTTTGACCGAGAATCGTTGATGGTGGATCCAGAAACAGGGGCGCAGGTAATTTCTACAGCACCCACCTTCTGGATGCCCTCAACTCAACTCAAAAGAAATCCCAAAGTTGGGGATAAATTAATAATCCGGAGTGATGTGTATTCGTTCCCAAAACCTCCGCAGGACGATGGAACAGGATTGATGATATTTAATCTGCACAAAGAGCGTATATCATGACCATACCCATACAGGAGCAACAACCCCACGTGCGCAAGGTCATTAGAGCTAAAGTATGCGCTTTATTAAGGGCAAATACTTTCATAGGCTCTAATTGGTTTATGAGCAGGCCAAAACCAATGTGGTTGGAAGAGCTTCCTTGCGGATTGATTTATTTTACTGACGAAACGGCAGATGCGGCCAAAACAGTGCCCAGATCTTACTTGCGCACCCTAAATTTAACCACTGAGGTGCTCATTAATGATGATTCGGACACTGAAAATATTGCTGATGATTATTTGGACTCCAGAGCCTATGAGATTGAACACACCATTTTTCAAGATAGATTTTTACAACTAAAGGAGTTGGTTCAGGATACCCGATTGACCCGAACTGTTCCAACAATACTAAAATTTGAAGGTGAAAACGATATTGCATCTATCAGATTGTTTTGGGAAATTGATTACTATACTGATGGTTTTTCCCCAGCGATATTGGATGAATTTTTAAATTTTATGGCAATGTATGAAACTACACTGGGGACTGAAAATCAAGACATTGTTACTATACGTGAGGGAGATTAAATTGAAAAAAATTTTTATCAAGCCATCCTCATCTTCTTTGGTTCGTTTCCCTAACCAACCGGAGCGCATTCTGAATGAGTCAGGAGAGGAAGTATTGGAGTCACCATATTGGCAGCGCAGGTTGCGGGGAAAAGACGTGGTGCTAGCTACTACCGAAAAGAAAAAATCATCAAATACTGGAGGTAAATAATGACTATTGCTAGCAATTTACGGGTTCCATTTATGTATGTGGAGTTCGATAGCAGCAGAGCATTCCAAGGCAGTGCTATTCTCAATTACAAAGCATTGTTGATCGGACAATTGCTGAGTACTGGATCTAAATATGACGCTTCAGCCAATGCTGTAGGGCCGTTTAGAGTATCCAGTGCGGATCAGGCAGCTCAATTTTTTGGAAGCGGTTCAATGCTTCACCGAATGGCAAAAAGCTGGTTTGCAAATAACCGCACTACAGAACTTTTTGTGATAGGTTTGAAGGATAATGGCACCACTAAAGCTGCAGGGACAATAGCATTAACAGGAACTGCTACAGCTTCCGGAGCGTTGGCAGTGTATATTAATGGGGAGTTGTTGTCCATACCTGTTGGAGTGTCAGATGCTGCTGCTACAATAGCTACAGCTTTGGCTGCCGCAGTAACTTCTAAAACTTCTCTCCCGGTTACTGCTTCAGCAGCTACTGGTACAGTCACTTTCACTGCTAAAAATGCTGGTACTGTAGGGAATGCCATTGATATTCGTATCAATTATAACGATGGGGACGAAACCCCAGCAGGTGTGAGTGCTACTGTTACAGCTATGGCCAGCGGGGCTACTGATCCAGTGCTATCTGACGCTATTGCGCTTATGGGAGAAGAGTGGTACAATATAATGGTGTCAGTTTATTATGACGCAACTAATTTGACCGCTATCGAAACCGAATTATCAAGCAGGGCTGCCGGAGCTCGAATGATTGATGGAGTATATGTAGTCAGTCGCAGAGGAAGTTTGAGTGATCTCAGCACTTTTGGTGATGCCCGCAACTCTCCTTACGTGACCTGTATGAATTACGGGGGTGTTACTGGAGTGGGAGGACCAACATGGACAGCAGAAGTGGCAGCTGCTTACGGAGCACAGTTGGCTTTTGAAGGGGCTTCAGATCCGAACAGGGGATTTCAAACCCTTGAACTGAAAGGGGTATTGCCCCCCAGTATTGCCGAACGTTTTGACGTCTCTGAAAACAATACCTTGCTCTATGACGGAATCAGTACTTTCAGCGTAGATCGAAGCAATGTTGTGCGCATTCAACGAGCCATCACTATGTACCAGCGTAATAGCGCTGGAGCAGATGATATTGCTTATCTGGATGTTACTACCATCCTCACCCTTATGTACTTGCGTTATTCCTTCCGAACCCGGATATTAACCAAGTATAATCGGGCCAAATTGGCTGACGATGGCGTTCAGGTTGGCCCAAATCAGCAAATTATCACTCCAAGTATCGGTAAAGCTGAAGCGGTTGCCCTATTTCGTGAATGGCAGCTTATGGGATTGGTCGAAAATGCTGATCAATTTAAAAAGGATTTACAGTGCTATCGCTCTGCTTCAGATCCTAATAGATTGGAATGGGTATTGCCTCCGGATCTTGTCAATCAGTTCTTGGTTGGAGCCGCAAATATACAATTTTTGTTACAAAGTTGATAAGGGAGCAGCAATGCTCCTTTCCTCTTAATCTGAAAGGATATTTATATGAGCCGTATAGCAGGAATGATTGAGCTGACTGTTAATGGTGTGTTATTACAGGCTAAAGGTAATTTCACATACAATTTAGGACAGCCGAAAAATGAGATGATTGTGGGGGCAGATCGGGTTCACGGGCATAAATCCACGCCTCAAGTTCCATACATCGAAGGGGAGATCACTGACTCTTCGGATTTTGACACGGAAGCTTTTGTGAATACTTCCGGAGCTACTGTTGTGTTGTCATTAGCCAACGGTAAAAAGGTTATGCTCAAGGATTCAGTTTACGCTGGGGATGGCAATGTTCAAACTGAAGAAGCAAATATTCAATTCAGGTTCGAAGGAACCAAAGCTGAGGAAGTACGATAATTTAGTATTTTTTTTT